CCCTATATCCGCTACACACACTTGATACACACACTTAAGACACTCGTATGCATGCTCATTCGCAGCATATGTTCCATACGCGTGCCCTATTGACGACAACAACACGTCATGAGCCGTTCTGAACCTCGGTTCTTTTCCCCAGAACGCTCGTATAATAAACTCCCATGTTTCCCTGTACGGTAAATACCTTGACTGTCCTTCCTGCTTACATGGATTTAAAACCATTTGGTGCCTTAAAAAGGTCAATCCTTTGGCTATAATCCTACCGAACGCAGTATTGGACAGAAAAGCTAACCCGTCAAACATGTCTCTAATCTCAACACCAAAATATTTCTTCATAAAAGCTTGAAACCTCACCCCTGAAAAGTAGAACGCAATTACAGGGTCCTCCGTCTTATTATACGCATGATCATCTCCATAAACTATCAACTTTACTATATGCAGTAACGCATCCATCAACTTATCTTGTAAATCCTCAGGTGCCTCAGCTATTGATAAACAACCAAACAGGCAAAAGTACATTGCCATTACCCAGCTGTCCATATGACTAGTATTGAAACACCCTGATGGAACTCCTCCTATTACTGCACCCCATATTTCTCCAAACAAATGGGTCATACGTTGGACTAGATTTCGTGCAAGCCATTCACATACCTTCTTTCTTAATTTAAAGGCTTGCGTCCCTGGAAGATCATAGTATAACATCTGACCAAAATAAAGATCGGTAAAGTGCGCAAGCACACCTTGATCGAATCTAAATACGTCACCTTCTACCAATATTTTCTTCCATTCATTTAACGCCGAAATCCCCAACGAGTCTGCTATCTCATCACAGCCACCATAAATCCACGCGTGACCTATCTTTATCATTGCACATCTTTCTATCATCATCCGCGCTTTTGACACAACTCGCTCCATCAAAACAAACAACGACGACGGGATCACGAAAATCCGCACTTTCTGTAACCACGCCGTAAACTTCTCATCACTCTTCTGCTTCGTCTCACTAAAAAACATCTCCGCCTTGGCCGCTAGTGAATACTGACACGCTGGATCATAATTATCTGATTCCAAAAAACGTATTAGCATATCAATATCACTCTCTAATATCTCATACTTCGACCCCGACGGACTAACTTTAACTTCAATTCCTTCGTATTGCAACTTCGTATCTGGGCCATCCTGTAATCCTGCCGAGGATCCCAGATATACTGATGTAAGGCCATCCAAAGAGAGCGGAAAAACCATTGTTCCTTTCTTCCTATCAACACCCATTTTATAATAGAAGACATCTAGTGCTGTTTGTACGTGTTTCCACGCCACTGGAAAATCTTCTACGGGTTGTCGCACATCTCTCTGTGACTCTAACACTGCATTACGCCATTTCGCTGGAAAAAGTCCTGCATTCGCAGCAATGGCCTTCG